GCCCTCATGCTCAAGCATTTTAGCAATGATGCCCCATCCGGAAAAAACTGAACCGCCTGGCGAGTTAATACGAATGCTTAGGTCCTCTCCCTTATTCTCTTCCATCTGAGAGATAAGAGTCTCTGCAACGAAGTCGTAGATTCCCGAATACAGATATAGTTCCTTTGCCATTGTCTGGTAGCAAAGGGAAGTGATTTGAAAGTCCGATAAAAAAAATGTCCACAGATTTGTGGACAAAAATTTCAACGGTGGTAGGTTTGTTAAACCTATATCACGATGGCAAAAAAATTAGATGAACTCCGGTTGCGTGGCTTCCCGGTTGAGTTAAAGTCAGATCTTGTGAACATCGCAAAGAATTCAGGAGTGACACTTTCGTCCTTACTGAAAACGAAGTTGAGAGATTTGCGTGATTCGTACCCTGATCACATGAGGCGACAAACTGGAAACTAGTCTTCAGTCTCGTCTTCCTCTTTTTTACTTGGCGGCTTGTTGCCTTCGCTCACTACCGGCGCTTCCAATCCAAGTCGTTTTGCTTCTTTTAATTCCTCAGCGTATTGCATCATATTTTCGTCTGAGCCTCCGCCATTCAAGGCTTCCGTAGCTTTCTCGACCGTTGTGAGCGGGATCGCTGCTCCGGTAACTCCGAGCTTTAATCTTTCAGCCGTTACTTCTTTAACCGGATCGATGTGAGGAACAGAGGATCCGATAAATCGAGCATTTACGTAAGCCTCAATCACCATCCAGTTACCCTCCGCTATTGCGCCCAAGTAACCAGGTGCGGATATTTTATTCTTTAAAATTTCAGTATGCAGCCAGAACCTGTAAACTTTCGAATAAAATTGAAAAACTAACTCAGCGCGATTTACATTGATCGTATGCTCCCAATCCTTGAGAGCCGCTCTGCTTGCTGAAAAGTTGCTGTCATATTTTGACAGTGCTACGTTTGGCGGTATAGATAATGCAGCGCAAACAAGATCGATATTCACACCATAAAAATCTTTAAAGTGTAATTCCATCTTTGAGTCAGGCGCCTTGATGGTGGAGTCAATTGGAAGATTAAAGGCCTGCTTGTTTGTTGTGGCTGCAATCTTGTCAGCCATTTGCTTGCCCTGGATATCGATCGGAATTTCGTTATTCTCTCCTGATACATCGAATGCCTTACTGAGATTTTTGGCAAGCGGATTCTCGCCAGTCGAACCAACGCCATGCTCGATGAAGTACGCAATCTTTTGACGCTCTTCAGCGCTACCGACTGTCGCCTCTTTGTACCGCTCCAATTTCTTGATGGTTTCCAGTACCGTTCCAATCAGCGGGATACCGCGAACACTATCAAGGCGATACTTCATTCCATAAACTAAAAACGCGACCGTCAGTCCTTCGTTCTTCGCGGAGATTCTCTCATACTTGTAAACATCATTCTTTACATAGTATGCAACATGCTCGCCGGTTTTCGATAGTTCTACACCGTGTCTGATAACATTACCTCTTTCCTTCGCTTCATTAAAAAAATTGTTGCCCATCATTGGCGAACACACGTGAGCACCATCAACAAGCTGAATCTTTACCTGCTCATCGATGTAACGAAGAATTACGAGAACATCGCCGCCCACGATTGCATTGATAAATCCCTCCTTTGCATTGAAGTGAAGGTTACGCATTCCCGAATAGTCGGACGAAGTGGAATTTGCAAATACAGAGAAGCGGGCCTCCGCAACTTCATTAAATTCCTCAGGGTTCAACGTAATCCGTTCGGACTTTAAAACTGTCTTCAATGGCTCAGCCTGTAGCTTCAACCCGGATCCAATCACCCACGTCGTAAACTTTTTTATTACAGTTTGCGTGATCTCGCTTTCAAGAAATGATTGCCAGGATCTTAATCGAAGAATCGGATAGTCCGGCTTGTAATCAATCACCGGTCCTATCTCGCCGAGGTTCTTTTCCCCGGTGTATGACATCGTATAAATATTATCATACGCGCGAACCTCATGCCGCGACCGGCTTCTTGGTGGCTCACCAGTTCGAACATATCGAAAAACATCCTTTACCCGTTCAACAAAACTCATCGTTTTATTATTTAAAATTCTTGCTATCTACTAGCCTCATCACCCGACCGTTCAGTTGATTGACATAGTGTTGTTTCAAAGTTTCAAAACTCTTAATCGATTTCATCACAGCATCCGCGCCTTTGTACATGGTCTTAATCTGCGTCTGACCGTCATTCAACCAGTACTCGCTGATATTATCATTTGCAGCTGCCTTCGCTGCAGTTGTAAGCAATGCGGTAATGATGCTGTCAATAGCAGTAATTCTACCTTGAATCGTTGTCTGTGAATCGATGTAGATTGCAGCGCTGTCGTAAACTACCATGCTTTAAAAGTAGATTTTTTGAATTTCTTACAATGTCTTTATCTCGTTAATCTTTGCATTGTCAATGTTCTTTGACAACGATGCACCTGCCCAACTTGCTGCACTTGCCTTTAGAGCCGCTCCCCCATCACCGGAAGCAACGACCCAAGAACTGAACGCTTCCTTCAAATTGCCAATGTCTTGTTGAAGCTCTTCGACCACTTCTTTCAACTTGCTATGCCTTACCATATGATCGGTGTCTCCGCCAACCTCTATGGTCCCGTCATTCTTCAGCCAGATTGTCGCGACCGGTTCACCGTCCTCGTTTGTCGAAAACAATCGCGTCTCTCCGACAGCTGCCAGCTGATTCTTATTAAGATACCCGATGACAACTTTCTCTCCCTTTGTTCCGGTCTCGGCATAAATAGCAATCAGGTCTTTTACTGGATTGCTGTCAATGCCGTGAGGTGCGCCTTGATCAGCTGTGCGCACATCACTCTTCCCATATCTTAGAATTTTAACAATCCGCTGAAGGCTTCTTATTTCGGTCGATATCGTTTTTACGAGCGTCAACATTCAATGCAGATTTATTCCTTTGAACAGATACTCTGGTGCGTCAGTATTGTAAACTTCCGGAAGCACGCATTTAATTTCCGCGACCAACGCCTTGCTATTTCCTACAAGTTCAACTTGCTCGATAAGCCATGTTGATCTTTTATACAGATATATTTCAGGATTCAGTATCGTGATTAAGTCACCTGGCTTAATCACTCTCCCATCGATCTCCCATCGATCAGTAGAAAAAGAGACTGAAATATTCGAAAGCTCCTCTGACAAAATAGCCCTTGCAGCCGCTTCGACACTTATATCATCACCGGATTTCTGAATTACTGTTTTCGTCCTGAGTACGTACGGAACATATGGATTCTTGATTGTAAACTCTGACGCATTTCCGCCTTCCTTAGAAGCTTGCCTTATGACCGTGATATCTGAGTGCATCGCCTGGCCATTAAAGGTCAATGTCATTTCCGGGCAAGGAAGTCCCGTGCCACCGTAATTTAAGATTGGCTTTTTCTTAGTATTAGCCTTGGTGAAAATGATCCGGCCTAATTCATCGTGGGTCATTACGATGCCTTTTTGCATCATCAATTCGGTTAAGAATGACCGCACTGTTTGGGTCGGCTCTGCCTCTGTCTCATTGATCGGTACATTCATGTCGGCCTCAACAGCCACATCAATTTTGTATTTGATGCCAAAAGGTGTAATTACTTTTTCAACAATTTCGCGCAACGTCATCTTATCAAACTGAATGGGATAAATTGACTTTGGTAAATTGCAATCTTCCAGTGCCCCCGTAAGTGAGTAGCCTCCAACCGATACAGGGCTTTTGACCTTGGAGCTCTTCAAACTCTCAGACACCATATACCCGGTTAAAAGAAGGTTCCCATTATGTTCAAGCGTTACGATATGATAGTGACCAACACAATAGATATCCTTGTGCTCCGCGTTATCTGGATCGAACTGCCCTAGAAATGAAAACCTGGAACACACGGCATCATACCTCAGCGCCAATCTGAATTGATCGAAGTACTCAATCTGCCTGTTTCGGATTCTATCGTTAATCTTCAGTATCATTTGTAATACGAAATCTTTCTGCCCTTTTTGATGATCAATAATTCTGAGAGGCTAATATTGTTACCACTCATCAAATCATCAATTGTTGCATCATCAGGTGCCAGTCCATAAAATCTATGTGCAAGCGCAACCAGGTTGGTGTCGTCCTCAACGATTATGCTTCTTTCCTGCTTTGCATTGATGGCGATGTTGAACAGGTTTGATATAGTGTAATTAACCAACGTTGTCATCTTCCTGATCGACTCATAGTCCGGAAGGTAGCTATCAGGTGATCCACCTGTCTCCGATTGTAGCGAATCAAGATCCGCAAGGTATTGATCATACGCGGAAAGTATTAACTCAATAGCGCTGAATACATCATCGCGGTTTTTGTAATCGGAAATATCTTCGGATGCTGACGCCACAGCCATAGCCGATACAACCATCCCCGCATTATTCTCATAAATCATTTTGCTCGACGGGGATGTTAGATTTGAAATTGACCCGCTCAAAACAAAAAATTGTGATGATAAAAGGTTCAATCTATTCTTTGCTGAATCCGTAAACGAAAATGGAAGGTTAATCATTGCTTGAACCGCATTGATTGCGGCTAGTGGCTTAGCCGTTGCATTTAACAGTGCAGTATTTGCTGATCTGAATGCGTTGTAATAAGCCTCTGCATCTACCTGAACTTTCACTTTTCTTTTTGCATCGTTATACAATTGATCGCTGTTCGAAGATAAAAGGTTGATATCCCCAATGTCAGGTTTTACCCGATTCGCAAAGGACTCAGCAAACACTTCGTCCATTTCAATCTTGCTGGCGAGTAGACTATCTACCGGATTAATTGATGTCTTAGGATTCTGATCAGTAATTGTTTCAATGACAGTGCCGGTAATTTTCGTAACATTATGAACGGAGTTATCGAAGAACAGTGACGTAGGTTGCACTGTGATCAGGCCGTAAAATGGATGGCGAATAGTCCAAGGCCTCCTATCATCAGCGGAAAATTCGAAAGCTTCAGATTGTTCAAGGTGATTCTCTCCCTGAAAATAAAGTTCAAGTTCATACCTGGTGCCGCGCGGCTCGCCACGTTGCACTAATGTTCCTTGCTTTTCAGGAAAGTCAAATTCAGCAA